GTAGAACTTGCGAAGCGGCTCCTCGTTGAGTGTCGACTCGAACGCCTCCTCGGCAGTCAGATACGACGCTACGAGTTTGGGCCAGTTCGTAAAGGCCGCCGCGCAACCCTCTAGCCAGTAGCTCACATACCGGGCGCGGCGGGGAGTCCCCTTGATCTTGCCGTTCTCGACATAGCAGTTATCAGGAACCCACATGCCCGCCAAGTTCATGGCGTAGCGCTCGCTATGGTGGTTCAGTCCGTCGCAGTGCGGGCAACGCAGTTGGACCGAATCGGCAGCGTCCAGGATGCTTGGAGTCTCGTCATACTCCAAAAGCTCGAAGCGCATCTCAAAGTGATCGCCGCAACGCTGGCAAGGAACGAACCAGCGACGTCGGTCTCCTCGGTTATATAGCTCCAGGATGCCGGTCGTCGGCGGTGCCTCGTGAGGCGTCTTAGGGACGTAGCGGTAATCCGTGATCTCGCGGCTGGGCGATGACTCGCACAGAGTCATAGCGAAGCTGCCGAATGAGGTAGTCCGCTTGGTCGCCAGGTCGAAAGGATCGCCTTCGCCTTCAATGTCGTCCTCCATGCGGTCTCGGTCGGTGATCGCAATGCGAGGAATCTGTTTACCGGCAAGCTCGGCTTTAGTCGGCCACGCGAGGCCGAGGATCATCCCTGACTTGTAGTGTTTGTCGAACTTGTTGTCCGCGTCCCGCTCCGCCAAAAGCTCGTTCTTGATAACCTCGGTCGTGCGATGCAGGCGGTCGATCCGTCGGTTGCTGAAATCGCGCGCGTTGCCCTGGGTAGGCGAGAAGATCGTGAGATCGGCCGGGTCGTTGCGGATGCTGTATCCCGCCCAGTTCAAGATAAGCTCGGTCTTGCCGCACTGAGCCGGTCCGACAAAGATCACCGCCTCCGCATCTGGATCGCTCGTCTTGTCCAGAGGTTCCCGGAGATACGGTGCCATGTCGAAGCGCCAGGGGCCTACATATGCCGGAGCGTTGTTGAGCTTGCGTTCTTTCTCGGCCCACTCCGAAGGTGTCATGCGTTCGGGGGGCGACCAGATTTTCCGGACGGTCTGTATGACGACATCGCCCAGGTCGTTATAGCCCGTTATTTGGGTCCTGGTCTTCCTCGGGGTCAAGAACCTCAGTTCCTCCGCCGTCCGCATCTTCGGCCCAGTATCTTGACTGGGCATCGAACTCGACTGCACCGACATCACCACCGACATTGTAATCCTCGAACGCCCTTTCCATCTTGTCTCGCGCGTCTTCGAGCGCGCCGTCTACGACCCGGCGAACCACGGCCTTCTGTTCTCGGCCCAAGCCCGCCTCCCGCTCCAGGACGTCCGGAAGGGTCTGCGCTACCATACGATAGGTCAGGAAGACAAGCGAAAGCGTCCTGACGACATCGGCCGTTCTCCACAAGTCTCCGTTCTCGGTCTCGAAGCTGAGGCGCGAGCGCTGACCGTTCCAGAACTCTTTTGCCAGGAGCGGCGGGAGGTCCAGGTGGTTCATGTTCATAATGTGCCGCTCGATCTCGTAGCTCGGCTCTACGAGACGCTGGGCGGCCTGTTTGATGTTGTAGATCGAGGTCCCCCGCGAACGGCCGCAAGGTGCCAGGCCCGCGATCCGCTTCTGGACCGTGGTCTTATCCATCCCAAACATGATCGACAACTGCCGGATCGAAGCGCCTTCATAGATGATGACGTTCGATTCATCGTCGAGTTGCATGTTGGTATCGCGTGACACTCAGAGTCCTCCAAATAACTGTGCGCGGCCGTTATGGATCGCGTCTTCTGGTGTGGGGCCTTCTGCCCAGGCATACAAGGCGTTCGGGTTCAGGACTGACGATACTCCCATGTCCGGCGCGTATAGCGACGTGAACCAGTTTCCGCCTTGAGTCTGAAACAGAGCGCCGACGTAGACACTCTCCTCAGTCAAAAGCCGCCGCAAGTGAGGCTCTAGTTTTGGTCTTCCCATGATCGACTCCTGTTATCTCGGCTCTAAGGTCTTGGATGTATTGGCGCAAGGCCATCTCGGCATCTTCTTTCGCCTGGAGGCGTTTCACGGCCACCTCGTCGGCCGATCCCCGGACTACCAGAGGCCAGGATCGCACCGGACGGGTTTGTCCCTGGCGAGCGAGACGCTTGTGTATCTGATACCATTTCTCGTAGGACCAGAACATATCGAAGATCGCAATGTCATGGCCTGGACCCTTCTGGAGATTGAGGCCGAACTCGGACCCCTGGGGGTGGACCGCCAGAAGCGGAATACGCCCCTTGTTCCAATCGGTCTGCTGGCTGCCCTGGCGATCCATGACTTGCATCTTCGGAAATGCTTTCCGGAGTCGGGCGAGAGATGATTTCCACCAGTAGACCAAGAGGATCGGCTCCCCGTGCAACTCGTCCTGGAGTTGCTGTAGCTCCTCGATCTTGTGGTCGTGTATCCAACGCGCCTTGCGCTCGTCGTCATAGACCGCGCCCGAACAGAACTGGAGGAGCTTGGCGCTAAGGGCAGCGGGGGTCTCCGCCTCGATCTCGTCCTCGGGGCCGTCAGGAAGCCGCCCAGGGTGGTCTGAGAGGTTCAGGAGCGACGTTTCGACGAACCGGCGCTCCATCTCCCGTAGCTCTGGTCCTAGCTCGATCTTGCGGGTCAGATCGGACCAGACCGTCGCTTCCTTCGGTAGGTGGTCCTTCGCTTCCGCGACTAGGCAGATGTCCGCGATCTGACTGGAGATCACCTTGTCGTGCCCTTTGCGGAGTTTATAGCTGTAGGTGCGCTCGTTGTATGTGAAATGCTTGTCGCGCCAGTGCGTGATATGCAATCCCCAGCGCTCGCCCTGATCGAGCAACGCGACCTGGGAAAACAGCTTGAGGTAATCCCCTCCAGTCGGCGTGGCCGTCATTTCGACCAGAGACTTGAGTTGCGGGCGCATCGCGTGAACCGCTTTGAACCTTTGGCTGTTGTGGTCTCCGAGATCGCTACTCTCGTCATAGAGCATGTCGTCATAAGGGAAGCCCTTGCCGCGCTCCCTCAGGTATTTGACAAGCCAGGGCAGCCGCTCTCGGTTGATGAAATGCAGAGGCGCATCGCTCTCGACTTGCTCTCCGCGCAGCTTGTCCATGAACTTGGTGGTGAGGACCTGGGCCGCCCTGGTGGCTTCCTCCGTCGGCAGCCCGGTCGACCCGGCAGCCTCGACGAACTCGGCAACCTTCTCGTGGAATCGTAGCTCTTGCTCGGCCGAGGGAAAGACTGGAGTCAGCCCGGCGGTCCAGAACTCGATCCACGAGTTGCGCTGGTATCGGAGAGCGGCTGGCTTGTAGACCTCAATCTCCTCTGGAGTCAGTCCGCCCTCTCGCGCCCGGCGATAGAAATCCGAGCGCGCCGCCTTGACCGGCGGATCGTCGTCCTCGACTCGAATAAGCTGATAGGGCGTCCCGGTCAGGTGTTCCCACTCGTCAATCTCATTCGGCCACGTTTGGATTGCGACCCGGATGGGCGCGCTCACCAGGCATCGGCGGCTGAGACCGCGCCGGATGCGTTGGATGGCGTATGTCAGCCCGATAGCCGTCTTACCCAGGCCCGCATCGTAGAACAGACCGGAGTAGGGGTTCAAGTGGAGGTGTGCCAGCCCGTCCCATTGGTATCCGTGAAAGTTATCGAGCGTCAGCACTGGAAATCATTTCCTCATTGCTTGGACTTGCCGCCAGAAATCCTCGCGGCTGTGTGCTACAATCACCGTCTCGCCCTGGTCTCTTAGCTCCTCGATCCGGCGCTCCTGTTGCGATCCTGGCAGGACGTCGGTGTCCTCTCGCTTCCACTCGCACCAGAACCTCAGGCCCAGTTCCTTGGCGGCGTAGAAGCGATCCGGAACACCGGCCTTATTGGCCTTCTCGATCTTGATCTCGAAATATCCGAGCTTGCGCCACTCTTTGCTGACCTCGCGCTCGTCTTTCGACTCCTTCCGGACAGCGGCGCGGACCCGGCTCATAGGCCGCCCAGATCGGCGTCGGCGGGCACCAGCAAGCGCTCGATAGGCCGGAACTTGGTATAGTCCTCCGCCCAGTCGCGCGTGAAAACATACCAGTTGCAATCCATGAGCGGGCTTTTACCGCGTTCCTTCTCCAGGAAAGCCGGTCTCCAGGTCAGCTTGAACTCCCACTCGGGCGTGAACTCGCCCCAGAACCGCCGCCGATTCTTGGTGTTGTAGTAGTTGGATTTCAACAGCATGACGACGGTAGGCGAAAGCTCCAGGCCGCGCTTTATGAACTCGACGGCCGCCGAAAAGGGCGGGTTGGTCAGGATGCAATCGAACTCGTCTACCTCGAAAACCCCGTTGCTCCGATCCAGAAAATCGACGCCTCCGGTGCCGTATCCGCAATCCGGCCGGAGATCGTATCCGATGACATCGTATCCGCACCACTCCAGGGCCTTGGCGATCTGACCGTTGGCGCAAGCTGGCTCCAGGATCGTTGTTCCTTTCGGTATGAACTCCTCCAGGTGCGGGACGAGGCTGTAGACGCAATCAGGGGGCGTAGGGTAGAGGTCGGCAGGCTTCCGGTTCCACTTTGCCATGCTCTTGATGATAGCACCCGAAAGCCCGCCCCCTTGTGGCGACATTAGTTCCTCGGGCACCTCCATAAAATCGTCCGACATATCAGTCCTTCCTGTAAACTCGATCTGTATAACCCTCGGCCCCGAGAGGCATTGTCCGGGTCCAATCCCAACGCTCCTGGACGCCCTTCGTCATGCACCAGCCTAGATATTCGTGCGTAAGTCGGTTGTCACCCAGGCGCTCCTCCGAGATCAGTTCGTCGTGGACGTGCCCGATCAGGTTGAAACCATTTTCATGTGCCACGATCATCCCGTAGGCAAGTAGGTCTCGCGCGATTGCCTGGACAAAGTTCTCGATAAACTTGCCCCCGTGGCTCTCGATTCGCTTCCACTGCTGAGTGATCTGGTCCTTGCCCATGTAGGTGATATTGGTTCGGGTGTAGGGGCCGTATTGCCCCTCGAACTCTTGCTTCTCGACCTTGAGCTTGTAGTAATACATCGGCCGTCCGCTCGGTAGCGTGACGACGAGAAATGGTTTCTTGATCTGGAACGTGAGAGGCCCGAGCTTGACCGGACGACCGCCTGCAAGCATCGCCTTCTCGACGGTATCTTCGATTGCATACCAGAACTGAGGAATCTCTTTGTAGGTGGTTCGGAAGATTTCCACCGCTCGGTGGCTCTCCTCTTTGGTAAGATTGATCCCCATGTTCTCAGCGTAGCCCCAGAGGCCGGTCTTCTTGCCGTCGACCAGCTTGCCCCCGCTCAACCGATAACCCGCACCCAGAGTGGCCGGTTTCGAGTTAGTCCGCATGGTCTTGGTCACGTCAGAATACGGGATGCTATACATCTCCGTCGCAAAGTCTTTATAGGCATCGCGGCCTTCCCGGAACACGTTGAGCAAACGCTCACAGTCGGTAAGCCATCCGATCACGACTGATTCAATCGAAGACAGATCGCATACGACTAGCTGACGATCTTCTGGAGCCTGAATCGACGATCTGACACACCCGGCCACCGCCTCCATGTGTTCCCCGGCATAAAGGCCAAGGCCGTCGTAATCTCCTGCCTCGATAAGCTCGTTACAGTGCCCCAGGAGATCAAAGCCAATGTTGCCGTTGGGTTCGAGCCATTTGGGCGTCCTGGGAAGGTTCTGCGGCTGAATTTTTCGCCCAGCCCATCGGTTCGTCCGGCTCGCTCCGGCGAACTGAAAGCACTGGCGGAGACGGCCGTCTTTCGACAACCCGTCCAGGGCTGCCTTGTATTTGGTTGTGGAGGTCTTCGACGACGCCAGACGCATCCGGAGAACCTGGCGAGCCTCGTCCGTTATCAGGGCGTCCCCTTCGACCTCTCCAAGGCCGTTGATCTTCGGCAGCTTCTCAAGCTGGACCGGCTGGTAGTCCGCGACAATTCGCTCCGTCGTTGGCTTTCCCTTCTTATCTCGGACTTCGATCTCGGTCCAGGTCGGACGAGACACCACGCCCTTGAGGTCTGGGTTCTTGAGGGCTTCGGAAATGGTTTCCTCCTCCTCCGCCAGGAATTTCTTGATCGAGTCCTTCTGGAGGTCTCGGTGGTAGAAACCCCGATCCTGGAGCCAAGGAAGAAGCTGCTGGATGCTGTTCGAGTTGGTCAGGCCGGTGACGACATTCTGACGACCGATCAGGTCATGTTTGCGGCGCTCCGCGATCTGCATGGCGTTCTGGACGAACCGGACATTGATTGGTAGTCCTCGGTCGTTGATGATCTGGTCGAGGTGATACACCTCCCACTGCCAGTCGGGAACATAGTAGCGCGTGAGCTTGCGCCACATTTCGACCTCTACCCGAACATCGTCAATGTTGTAAGACTTGAACTTGATCCAGTCCTCCGGGTCAGTCTCGGGACCCCGCCACCGGATGCCACGGCTCTGGGGCATAGTGAACTTGCGAATTAGTCGGCTGCCCTCCGCATCCTTCTGGGCGCGTAGCGACATTTGCTTGGCGACCATATCCAGGCCGCCCATGAACGAGAACATATACGCGAGCGCCATGACGCAATACCACTCGCTCGGGTCCGTCTTGATCCCCAAGACCTTGGCTGCGATCCAGCGCTCGAAAGGGGCGTTGAAGGCGATCTTACGGACCTGGGGATCGCGCAAGCCGTCGCGGAGATCGGACGGCATAGGCTCGCCGCCTGCCGCGTCCCACTGGTCAATCGAGTTGTCGTCGAACTGGTAAGCACCGAGCAAGACAAACGTCGAAGGGTCCGACGCATAGACGTCAGCACCGTGCTTGATGTTTGCTTTGGACTTGGTTTCCCAGTCTAGGTGGAGGTCTGTCATAGCGACGAATCGGCGGCCCGGTGCGCCCCCCGAGGATACTCCCCGAGGCCGGGCCACCCGGCTCCCTTACAGGCCGCCGTTTTCTTCGTCGTCGTCCCCGAAGCCGCCTTCGTCGTCGTCATCAAACGACGAGATTGCTTCGTCCTTGTCGAGACCGCTTTCTCCGATCTCCTCGTCTTCACGACGATACCGGACGGCGCGCAGGCTCGCGTTCACACGCTTGCCATGCTCGTTGTCCTGCCACCAGGGGTCGATCAAAAGGTCGATCCGGTGGCCGGGCTTGATCGTAGGCTTGATGTCCTCGATCTCCATCTCGGTCTTATCAGGGTGGAGAACCACGGGCCGGTTGTCCGGCTCGCGAGCGTTGACCGTCCAAGCGCCCTTATACTCGGGCTTCTTGGTCGGTGCGCCGTCACGGACAAACAGCTTGTCATCCGCGATAGGCTTGCCCTTGTTGTTCTCATCCAGGATCGTCTGAGCGTGTTCGAGGCACAGGTCGATTGCTTCCTGGTGAGTATCGGTCGGCAGGATACCAACGGCCGAGTAGGCCGGAGTATCCTTTGCCGGGTTCTTCGCCCATTTCTTGTCGAGGTGGGGATAGCTGACCCGGCAGTTCGAGATCATAATGGTCCCGTCCGAGTAGAGCTTCGCGTTCTTGACCGACTTGATTACCTTGCGTTCCATGTTTCCATTACTCCGTTATACACGTTTTGCCCTCAGTCATCGAAGGCGGATGCTGCGTCCGGTATCTCCTGACGAATATCGTCAGCAGCTACCATCGTCAGTTTGCCTGGGTTCTGCACGACAAGATCGGAAATCATTTCATCCGCATCCTTCTTACTGATCCCATGCACCAAGCGTAGGAGGTCCGACGCCTGATTCGGTGATACCATCTTATGCTCGAAGATGTCGATACGGTCGACACCATTATCCAGCAGGAATCTCTTGGCCGCGTTCTCGTCTCTGAATCTGCGGTTGCCTGCCCGGCCACGGGCGAGTTTGCGTCCCGGAACCTCGTGGCCCAGGTCTATCTGCTGAATCAGATAGTCGTATGCCTCGCGGAACCAGCGCTCCAGGATCGGCCGCCAGTCGTAGATCGCAGCAAGCGTCTCTAGCGGGACCTGGCGATGCTCCGGAAGCTCCGGCCGGATCGCAGCGATCTCGTGGCTCGGCTGGTCAATAATCATCTCCGCCGCCGGGACCGGCATGTGATCGTCATCGTCGTCAAACGACGCCTGGGCAATCGCCTTCATCTTCGACGTGAACGCCGGGCAGGTGGTTCGGGCGGGGCAATACTCGCAAGCCTCTGGATCGGGCTTGTAGGGTGCCTCTGGATG